ATCAGCTACCTTTTTTTCTGCTGTTCTTGCTCTTTCAACTGCGCGTATTTTATCTGACCTGTACTCAGACATTGATTGATCGTAAAAATACCTGTCTGATATAAGGTTTTGTACATAATAACCTATCTGCACTAAGGCAGCGGTTGAATCGTTTAAAGTAATATTGTCAGGGTACTTCTTTTTTAATTTAAGTATTACTTCGCTTACTAGGTTGTAATTAGTGTAATACTCTAGTTCTTTAAGATTGTCAATTTTCTTGTTCATTGTTAGTTATTATTTCTGCATCTACTACTGGTAGCATCGCAATTTCCTTAGGTATTTTATTTTTATTTCCAAACTCTGTAGTTTTATTATGGTATTGTATTTCCCAAACTGGCTTAACAATATACAAATTAAATCTATATATTCCTTTAGGTGTTGAATTTATATACATTGGAATATCTAAATTGTCATCGCATTTTGCAATCATAGCATCGTACTTTTTCTTTTCAATAAGCAAAGCATCGTAATGCTTACCCCTACACTTTAGTTCTATTCTGTGGTATGTTTTAGGGCTGTAGCAATCCCATCTACTCATTTGGCTTTTAGCCTTAACTAAATCAGGATAGCAACAAGTAAGTAAAAATTCAAAAAGGTCTTGTTCTTTCAAAGATATTGGTTATATACAGCCTGTAAATCTTTCCATACTACTTTAGCAAAACTACAGGGCGTGCATTCAACTTTAGTTTTAAATATTCTTTCATATATTGTTTTATACGTTTCTTGTTCTTCTGGTGTAAATTTGTGCTTTTTGGTATCTACAGCCATTTTAATTAAGTCAAACTCACTTTCCGTTAAACACTCAGGCTTTTTATACCTAAACATTTCATTTAATTTAACCTTTCGTTCGTCACAACCGCAATCTTCACCAGCCAAAAACTTTACAGCTTTCTTTATACCTGTAGCTGTTGTAATCTTCTCTACAGTATCACCAAGACCTTGACTTGCTGCTGCGTGCTTAGCCTTCCACTCTTTGTATGCTTTTGTACGTTTGTCGCCTTTAAATTCTGTCATAATCTTTATTTTTATAATCTTCGTAATCTTCTTTAAACTTATTCTTTATTTCTTTTTTTGCGTGTTTTAGTGTATTGAATATACTTACCCAGCTTATATTAGTTTCTTTAGCTATAGCTCTTATACTTAAATCTGTGTCCCTATAAAGTGTAAACAGTTTTTTTTCATACCAGCGCCAGCCTTCTATATGTTCGTCAATCATTGTGCATATTTTATGAAAGGCTAACTGCTCATCCATCTGCGAATCATCGGGAATCTGTATGGTAACCTCGTCATCATCAATAGAAACTTTATTAACTTTTCTTTTACTATTATAATATTGGTAATACAAAGAACGAAGAGTAAAATACATATACCCACGACTAACGATACCATCTCTAATAACCTTGCTTTCATTTGCATATTTATATAAAGTTATATAACACTCTTGAACAATATCTTCTGCAAAATCGTATTCACCAAAACTCTTAACAATAGCTATCCATTCTTTGTGCCTCTCAGCCACTTTAGCTAACCATTCAGTCGGTTTATCCATATCACATTAATACTAATTATACCTAACAAACATTGTAAGGTAATTTCATCTTCTTTTTCGTATTGTTCTTTGTGATATAAAAAGCCAAACATTATACCTTTAATAGGGCTAATAATAATGTCTGCACCTTTGTATTGACCTGTTATAATAAACACAAAAGCGATAATTAATAAAAGCCCTAAAAGTATCATATAGCTAGTTTTTGTACTTCTTTATTATCGTGCATTAAGTCCTTGCCCATATACTCAAACCCTACATTATTTATCTTCATTCTTAGTTGTATAGGTTGTTCAAATGTAGTAGGTCGCCCTCCTGTTTCATTTTCTTTTATTTTCAAGACGTGAATATTACTATACATCCAGTCAGTAGGGTGTGCTACATATCTATGAATACACCAAATATCGTCAGCGCGTGAACTAATCTTAGAGCCACCTTCTGCATCGCTCATAGCTAATGGTCTTGTTAAGCCCTCGTACTGGTGTCCTGAATGGTGTACCTGTCTTAGTGCTGAGGTTACTCCGTGTGCATTTACGCAAACTTGTACGTTATTTTTTTTAGTAAACATTCTTAGTTCTGTTAACACTTGATAGTCGTACTCGTGAGCGTTACCTACCATTTTTAAAATAGCAGCATCTTTAGCTAAACTGTTATAAGGGTCTATTAATAAGCCATCATAATTCCAAGCGTCTTTTATTTGCTGTGCTTCTTTTAACAAACTTTTGTAAGTGTATAGTTCTTCTACTTCTATTATTTTAAAATACTCATCAGACCATTTAACAGCTTGATTTATTTGCTCATCATTAGCTTGCTGTATTGGTTTGCCCATATAAAACTCTATAATCTTTCTTAATATAGACTCAGGCGTATTTTCACTAGACCAAATTAAAAACCTTAATTTAAACATTTTAGCCCACAATACATAAAAGTAAATAAGAGTCGTAGTTTTACCTACGTTCGCGTGACCAATAGCAATAAGTAAGTTCTTTTTGAACCTTATATGCTCGTCAATCTCTGGTACATTTATTTTTAACCCTTCTTTAATTCTACCGTATTTAATGTCTAGTATCTTGTCTTGTAAGTTCCTTGCTTGCGCTATCATATACTTTTTGTTATAATATTATACTTCCGCTCCATAGCCTCTGAGTGATTATCTTCTTTAGGTAAATAATACCCTAATATAGGGTTTACTTTGTAATTCCAAAAATCAATAGGCATTTCTTCGCCATCTTTTAATCTTCTCATATATAAAAAAAGGGGCTAAAAGCCCCCTTGTAAATTTAAAAAGGTAAGTCGCCTGCATCAACTGTTTCAACTTCTCTTGCTGGGTTTTGTGCTTCATTAGTATGTTCGGCTATATAGTTTTCTATTTTCCAACCGCTTATACTATTATAGTACTTACCATTATATTCTTTTCCTTTTAAGTTAATATGCACCTTAACTGGGTTACCAACTTGAAAACTTTCTAGCGCTTGTACTGTTTTGCCAAAGAACTCAATTAATAAATGCTGCGGATAATCGCCTGGAGTTGTTACAACAATATTTCTTTTTTGCCATTCATTTCCAGCTTTAGAAGTTCCTGACTCAATGTCTTGAATAACTTTGATGTTTCCTGTAATTTCCATAATTCTACTTTTATTGATTTATTTTTATATTTAGTTATGTAATATACTTTTTTTATTTTACAATTTTGCAAGTTCATCACCTACCTTTTTAGATACCTTATACTTGCTTTTAATTGCTTCAATATTTCCACCGCCTTTGATGTATTCTATAGCTTTACTAAATTCTGGTGTATTAGGGTTTAACCATTTCTTTTCTTCAGTTACTTCACTTGCTGCATTTGCATCATCGTCTACAGCTTGCAAACCTAATAATGAAGCTAAGGTATATCTGCGATAATATGTAATTGCAGAACCTAATTTTTGTGGGTCATTCATTTCAGGTAGTTTTAAAGCTGATATAACGCCCCCAGTTCCGTCAACACAAATAAGCTTACTATAAACACAATCTTCCTCAATTGGTTGCAATAGAAGCAGCCTGTGCTTTTTTAGTAAAGGGTTAAGCTGGTTAATTAGTGAATTAATGTCAAAATACTTTGATTTGTAAAACGGATTACTTGCATCCTTACTAATAGTTCCTATTTCCTGTTGTAAATTAAATAACTTTTCGTTAATGTTTTTTTCTTTACTCATTGCTTTGTAATTAAAATTAATTGTTCTTTAGCTTGTTCTAATTCGTGTTGCAGTTCCAAGACCTTGCCCCAGAGTTCTGCTTTAGTAAATTGTTCCATATGGTAAAGTTAGTAAAAAAAAGTTTATAAAACAAAAAAGGGTAACATTTTACTGCTACCCCTTTTCTAACAAAGAACAATATACAAGAATTATCAAGTAAGCTTTTTCACTCGTTCACTATAATCAGCTATCATTTCTTCTAACTCGATATTTGTAAATTTACGCAGTTCCCTACTTTGCTCAAGTAATTTTTTAGACAAGTTATTACCAAGATATAAACTGTATTTATATTGCTCGCCTGCCCTATATACGTTGCAAGCTACGCACTGAGGTTTAACATTACGTTCATCCCACCTTGTAGAATAATGCTTCCTGCTTATAAAATGCCCTGCTTGTATTTCTTTCCAAAAGAACTTCTTATCGCAAGTAACACAAATACAATATCCAGATTTGTCTGCATTTGATAATCTAATGTACTGGCTAAATACCGTATCTAGTTTTTTTACAAGTTTACTCCTAGTAGGTTTTTTAGCTGTTTTAGGCACAGTTTTACGAATCAAGATGGTTTACTAATAAGTTGCCATCGGTTTCATTAAAACCCCTTATTAGTTTATATAAATATTTACTATCTGATTTAACTTTATTTTTTTCTGTTTTAGTACTATCAATACCTAAATTAGTATAAGATATTGCATCCATTTCTAAAATAGCATCTGTTCTTTCTTTTACAGATAATTGAAAATCTTTAGCAATTTTTTCAGCAAGTTTTCTAATAGTTAAATCTTCAGTCATTATATATATATATTAAAGTTAGTAATTACATTTCCACTAACCCACCAAAGTTACACGCTTTTTTTTTAGAATGTAAACTTTTTTAAAGGTAAGTTATTAACTTTTTATTTAACTTTGTCTTTTAACTTCTCGTAAGTCCTAAGCCCACCGAGCCCTAACATACCCAATAGAACGGTCATTAAATGCTCCATTTGTAAGGCAGGAGGAACTGTTTCAGGTTTAATTGCCCAAATAAACAAATCCCTAATTACAAAGTTATATGCTAATGCTACTCCGCACACCCATCCAATAAATGGTCTCCACCCAGCTACAAATACTGTACGGTGTTGTGCTTCTATTTCGTTAATTCTTGTTTGTATTTCTAATAACTGATTAGGGTCAAGTTCTTTTCCTTTTATGGCTTCCCTAATTTCCCAAGCTAAATTACCTGCTACTGATTTTCTTCCGTTGCCTCCTTTTAAAAGACCCAAAAGTATCTTCCACATAGTTTATTTCTTTTTAGCAGGTTTGTTTCTACCGTTCTTTTGCGCTCTTGTACAATGACTGTACTTACCTCTACGATTTAATGCTTTACCCATAGCGTACTTCCTACAGTATTAGTAAGTCCATACGGAGTTAGGTTTAGAGTCATCGGTATCACAATGGATAAAGGTTTTTGCAACTCCAATCCTACGGAATCCTGCTTTAATAAGTGCTGATAATATAATGTATCTATCGTTTCCTCCTGACACAGCAATATCTGCTGCGACTCCAATAAGGTGTGAGGAATTTGGTACTCCACCGACTTCGGCATTGTGTTCTTTACTTCTGTAACCTGACGTGATTCTAAATGGAATAGAAGCGATTTCTCT